AAAAAAGAGGGTGAAGTACTTTATAAAAGAAATGGCGAAGCGGTAACGGAACACGTTCAGGAACAAATTAACTGCATAAATCTATTGAGGGCAAAGGGATATTGTGCAGGGTTCGCAATTGGGTTTAATGAAGCAAAAACCGTCATAGATTCATACTTTATTTTGGAATAATGGAAAAGTATATCAAAGTTTACATGGATTATTTTGGGTATCAGATCAAAGAAGATATTATTTGCGAAGTCAAAAATGACGGAACTCCAGGAATTAATATCCATCACATCAATGGCAGAATAGGCAAAAACAAACTTGACATTAACGGCTTAATCGCGCTTAATTATGATCTTCACGATGCAATTCATACACAATCACCACCATACACCAAAGCCGAACTAATGCAGATTCACGCCGAATTTATGGCAAAGCATGGAAAACATGTTTAAAAACAGGTTTTGTAAAATGAATTGATTATTGATGTAGATTTGTTGAAACTTTAAAACGATAAGGAAATGAAAGAAGCAAAATTTACTAAAGGAGAATGGAAATCACAAGGTTTTCAAGAAGAATCTAACGGATATATAAATATTGATTTTCCCGATGGAATGATTGCTGTTTATGGAGGGCACTTGCCATCTACGGGTAAAAATAAAATTAAAGCCTGTATCTTAAAGGCAGAGGCTAACGCAAATCTTATATCTGCCGCTCCTGAATTGTTTAGTGCCTTATATGATTTGGTTCAGGTTAAGGAATGGAAAGATAAAAATGGGAAAGACGAACATTACTCAAATGCTCAACCTATTGCATGGGAAAATGCAAGGAAAGCAATTAATAAAGCATTGGGAAAATGACCGCACGTAAACAAACAGACCGCCAAAAGCTCATCAACTTTGTCAAATGGATGAACAAAGAGCGTATTTGCGGATGCGTTCAACTGATACCAGGATCCATTGTAACGACGTATTTCTGGGCAAAACTTGAATCTGATTTAAGGAAAATAAACAAAAACGATCTTCTGGAGGGTGGTAAGTTTTGAATACTTTTTATATTTCCCAATCCCGATTTAATGCAAAAATCATAAAGCGATGGGATAAAAAGAAGTTTAAATATCATTACGGACACGTTCAGTTATTGCGGTATTCTTTTGAAACTTTGAGATATTGGGCGTGCATTAGGGGTAAGAAAATAAGCAAGGAAAACAGAATAGAACTAACAATAAAATTATTTTAAAAACGATAACAAAATGAGCAAAACAACATTTTTTGAACTAAACGGCAACCAGTATAAGGTTGAGTTGGTTGAGGCAAATCCGACGATTTACATTCAAAACAACGAACAAAGATTATTTTGTCAGGTAAATGGACTGCCTTATGTTTTTGGCGTAACCGATTACCATTGTAATTTTTATGAGACAGTAATTAAAAGAAGATTAACCGAGGAATGGGAATCTCATTTAATATGTATCGCACGTGAAAAGGGATTTATTTCCGGTTGCACTATCAAAACAGCCACCGACATGGACAAAATGAAGTCCGGCAAAATGCAGTTAATTGGACTGTCAAAACTTGCCGTTTGCGGTCGTAAGCAAATCATCATTTACGACAATGGTAGATGGTGCGCAGAAGCTATACCGGAAGTTAAAAAGCATTGGTTTGTTAATGATACTTTAAATATTGGTAAGTCTTTAACGCGTGACGAAATGTCACAGGTTAAATGCGAACCGGAAAAGTATAATATTGAAGATTTGAAAAATATAATATGCGATGTTACATTTTTGCTAAGTCAGCACAAAAAATACATTACAATAACAAGTAATCAGGCAAAACTTATCAGTGAAATACTTAATGATTATTTAAAATAAAAAGCTATGTTTTTAGACGACAAAATTGTAGAATTAGTTTTAAGCAGAAGACTTGAGATTGATCAAATAAAAGTGGTTAACGATGTCTTTAAACTTTGCATGGATAAAATATCTATTGATCTTCATTCAGATATGCGAGATAGTAATATTTTACCATCCACGAAACGGGCGTGCAATCTTTATGATTCGGCTGCAAGAAAACTAAAGTCATTGGATTATGACTGCTTGAAAGAGGGCGGACTAAGAACCGTTCTTTTACAAAATGATAAATTAGGTAAAATACTGAAAAAACAAGGATTATAAATTGAATAAGTGATTGAAATTAAGTAACTTTAAAGCAAATTAAAAAACTAAGATGGAAGCAAAAGAATTAATGATTGGGAACTATGTAAAAGACCCGTACAATAAAGAAATAAAGTTGGTGTCAGTTGAAAAATCAGCAGGGCAATTAAGGCCTATTTTACTGACAGAAGAGTGGCTTTTAAAATTTGGGTTTAAAAAAGTTGGCATAAACTTTGAAAAAGAATGGTTGTTATTGTGGAAAAACCTAAAAACAGGAACGGTTGATTTTGTTTTAAACGAACCGCATTCAGACAAAAGGAAAATAACAGCATTGCTACATGTTCACCAATTGCAAAACCTTTGGACTATCTTGACCGGAGAAGAATTAACATTAAAAACAATAACGCGATGAAATACCAAGAAGAAATATACGAATTAGTTCACGCAATTGAAGCGGAAGTAAAAGCCGATATTCAGGCGAAAATCGACAATCAATGTGATGAAGTGTTACAACAGAAGACCAGGTTTTTTAAATTCAAATGCTGGCTTGTTTGGGGTCATTTGTATCGGGATGGCGTTTGTCTTCGATGTGGTAGTATTGAAAAAAGAGTTCAGAATGTTTCAAATAGGAAAATTAATCTTTAAATAGCAAAGTTATGGAAAAGAAGATTTTTAAATATGAATTAGATATTACAGATTCGCAAGTTTTAATGATTCCATCTGGCGCGGAAATACTTACAGTTCAGACGCAGTACGAAACGCCTAAATTATGGGCTTTATGCGATCCTAAACGAATATTAGAATCGAGAATAATTTACATTTTCGGAACAGGAAACCAGATACCGGAAGGAAATTTTAAATACATCTCGACCTTTCAAATGAGAGATGGAAGATTAGTATTTCATGTTTTCGAGAAAATTTAACCCTTAAAAACAAACCAAATGCACCCATTAACCGCAACGTGTATTTTTATCGCCTTAATCATCTTTGTTTTATGGATTATCAAAAAGATGAAAAACGGTGATTTTGATTGTGATTTTAACGACTAAAAACTAATAAAATGGAAGATTACGAAGAATGCGAAATTGACGCAACGAAATATGAAGACGAGGAGATTGAACGATGACATTAGACGAACTTATTCAGCAACTTACTGAACTCAAAGAGTCGGGTAAGGAAATAGGCAGACTACCGGTGGAATATCACAAAAGGCGCAAATCAAATAAAAGTATTGATCGCGTTAAAGTTTATGCCGATTCTGGGACCGGGTCCACTGATCGAATTGAACTGATTCATATTTAATCAAAACATGTTTAAAAACATCTTTGGTCTATTTAACATGTTTATTAAACTATATTTGTAGTACGAAACAGCAGATGAAGCTGAATTGTTAAAAACGACAAAATGAAAATTTCAATTTACAACAACAGTCAAGCAGTTCTAGACGCATCTGAATTTATTAACGACAACCGTGCAAATTGCTATATTGGAACAAAAGGAAACAACAGCTATTACAATGTATTGGGTATTGTTTGGGAGGTGTGGCAAGATGGATGCGGAAATTATCCTACATCAAAATTAATCAAGGTAAACGATTTTGTATTATGAATCAAACAAAATATAAGGTGGGTGATAAATTCACTCACCTTCATTTCGGAATACCTCAGAACGTTACAATCACAGAGATTAAGGATAATGAATATTTCTGCTCTAATGACGGTTATAACGGAGGCGCGTGGCTTTATGATGAGCAAATAACAGAATTGAACAAACGATATTTAAACCCTTTAAATTGGTCAAAATGAAAACCATAAAAGGATTACTAAAGGATTATTTTAACTGCAACGATATGCAGTCCGAACAAATAGAATCTGAAATTCGTATTATCATAAATAATGAATCT